GACAACTATGAGTTGTAATATATTGAAAAATAGGGGGGTATGTAGTATCGAGTCACCCTTGTTTTCCTCGCTCAGCGGTCGCTCAGCGGCACAAAACCTAGTAAAAACAACGATTTTTAAAGGGTTGACAATTAAATCAAATCCTGATACTATTAATACATTACTAACAAATAAACAAAGGACAACTATATGATATACACAAAAGAACTATTATTTAAAGAATTTAACGAAGTAACTAAAAAAGACCAGAGTAAAAAGAAAGAGACATTTACTCACAGAGTTACATACCTTAAATCATTATTAGAAGATATGATTAAGTCACCAAAGTATTTTACAAATATCAATATTAATAATGACCAACTTCAAAATTTAATTGATGACTGGTCCGCTCCAAAACCTATTGACGCTTTTTACAAAAGAGTATTTGGTGTTACATACGCTGAGAAAAAACAACAAGAAGAAGTTGAGTATATGACATTAGAAAAAAATGACAAAAAGACAGAAACTAAAAAAGTTACAGAAGAAACACAATCAATACATTAAATCTTTAGGGGTTGATATTGATGTTGATAGTGGGGTCATAAACTCAAGGTTTGAGGGTTTTGACTTTCCTAATTTATCTTGTAGGCCATCAGTGCCTACTAGTGATAATATTGCTGGCGTGGCAACTAAAAAGAAATATGCTACACAAATACCCGCTGGTAAAACAATTAGTGTGGCGTATAACAAAGGTCCTTACATGATCGTTGATGCAAAGGACTTTAAAACTATGGGGAGGAAAATATAGTATGAGAACAATGATGTTAATTACTTTAGTTACTTTAATGACTATGGCGATAGCGAAGTCAGAAGAAACTAAAACAATAAAACCTGCAGACGTAGTACAGAACGTTAAAGAGTTACCAACAAAAGTTTCTGATTGGAGTAAATCAGAATGGCAAAAAACAAAAGATTTCCAAAAGGCAAGTTGGGAAGAGGCTAAAACAAAATGGCCTTGGAATAAAATCTTTAAGGTTAGTCAATAATGCCATACGGTGATTTTGTGTGTACTAGTCCTAATGACGGTACACATTATTTTAGACCAGTTACTGCCAGAGCACACACTTTCTGGCAGAAACAAAACTACAATAGATTCGTAGTAGATAATAACGAAGACTATTATATTGTTAAAAGTGTGAATAGTGAGAAAATTTGTAATGAGATTAGACAAAATAATATGGATTTTACTAGTTAGTTTATTTTTAACTAACTGTACAGCGACTAGAAGTAATGTTGGTGCCACACTAGGTGCGACTACTACAACTGGCGCTTGTGTATCAATGGGTATAGATAATCCATATGCGATTGCGTCTTGCGCTGTGGTAGGTGCATTCGCTGGTGCAGAGATTATGTATAATTCTGATTATGATACACACAACGCAGCATTCATAGATCATTTAAACCACGGACCAAGTACAAGTAGTTATACGAATTGGTATAATAGAAAAACTGGTAATAGTGGTATCATACATACAACAAGATCATACACTAAAGGTCCTATTAAGTGTAAAGATTATAGTGCAACTGTTGATATAACAAACAGATGGCCACTTGTAGGTATCGGAGGCGTAAATAGAAATACAGTCTTTGGTATCACTTGTCAAATGCCCGATGGCCGATGGGTAGAATGGAAAGGAAACTAATGCCGTTTGATCCTAGACAATATATGAAATTAATGTTTTATTCAATAATTTTTATATTAATAACAACATACTTATTTGCTAATGAAAATGGTGATTTATCAAAAGAGATATATCCAGTAGATAATGTAAAAGTAATTGAAGTATTAGATAAGATAGAACAAGTTGAGAAAGACGGAGACAAGGTTTACTGGAATAAAATTACAGAGGTTAAACCAAAAGATGCAGCAAATCAATACTGTTATGTAAAAGTGATTATCAAAGAGAGTGATAATCAAATTATAAAAGAAGAAATTTTGGAGTGTGCAGATGGTAGAAGTAGAGTGGATGCGCCAACGTATTGGCAAATATTCGCAGAGTTTTACTATACTGATATGGTGCAACCGAAATACTGTCGTAAATATGACAGAAAAGGACATGCTTTTAAAACGCCGGGAAAAGTATGTTTATCTAAAAATGGCGAATGGGAGGTTAAATGATTAAGAATTTAATCATAATCTCACTAGTTGTTGTAATTGTTACAGGTATGTCAGGGGCTGAGTTTTTAGACTATATTGCTACTGGACTTGACAAATTACAAGAATTGGTATATACTATCAAAAGTGAGGTAAAAATATAATGAACAAGTATGTGAAAATAATGGGTGTAATGGCCCTAGGTCTTTTAGTTGCCAACTGTTCTGGTACAAACTATAAGATTAAGACCGAGAAGTCTAAAGTATTGAACGAGGTACCAAAATGGTATGTAAATGACTTCTCAGATAAGAAAGCTTGTAATACACCTAGATTCGGTAAAGATAAAAACAAAATGTGTATCTTTGGTGTCTCTACGGCTGTGTCACCAGATTTACAATTGGCGATTGAAAAAGGTATGATGGTTGCTAAATCAGAACTTGCCGATAAAGTAAAAGGTGAAATGAATAAATCATCTAAAATATTCATTACAGAACTAGGTAAAAATCATAACAAAACAACTGTGTCAGAAGTTGAATCAACGATTGTTAATTTAATTAAGAACACACCTGTTAGAGGTTATGAGATATTTGCCAAAGATATAACTATGACTAAAAATGGTTATTATAGAGTATGGATTGGTTTAAGATTACCAATGGGTGAATATAATAAAATGTACAACTTCACAATCGCAGAGGCTATTGATGCTTACAATGTGAAATCAAAAGCTAAAATTGCGTTTGAAAAGTTAGAGGAACAAAAAGATGGAAATAACAATCTACAGTAAAAACAATTGTGTATTTTGTAACAAAGCGAAGCATTTAGTTAAATCGCTTGGTTACGAATACACAGAAAAGAAAATGGAAGAGTATGATAGTCCACAGGCAATGTTAGAAGACATTGGTAAACAAGTGAGAACTATGCCACAAATAAAAATTGATGGCAAATTAGTTGGTGGATATAATCAACTTGTGGAATACTTTGCCGATAAAGGTTTAGTAAACTTCAAAGGTGAAATCATTGACAAGGGATAAAGAAGGTGCAGATATTATCCCTTTTCCACAAAATAGAATTGTGGAAAAGTCAACTACTGGTCCAAAGAAAGATCAGAAGTTTTTAGATGAGTTGCATAAACAACAAACAAAAGAATTTGTTGAATCAAGTGTTGATGAAATAAGTATGAAACTATTAAAAGATTTTTATAATATGGCAATCAAAACTAATCAAACTAGTTTTACAAAAGATTTAGCTATATTGGTTGATGTAATGAGAGGATTAATTTACAGAGACTTTAATTTAAAACACCCATCGCAAGTGTTATCACAGAGAATGGTAGAGTTAAAAGTATTAAAAGACGGTAGTCAAACGGCTAGAATTAACTACGACATATTTCATAAAGGTAAATCAACAAAACCTTTAAGTAAAGAAATTAAAGATGAATTAAAAGACGGTCCAGGAATTTTTGAACCAGATGAGGACCTTTAAATGTATTCGCTAAGAATCGCCTTCGCAGGTTGTAAAATAGTAATATTAAACTCAAATATAAAAAGGAGAATATATTATGTTTAAAACAATAACAAATCTTTTTGCTAAAGATGAACTAGTAAAAGTTAAAACAGTTAAAAGAACTGCTGAGACTAGAGGTAGAAAAGCTTTATCAAAAAAACAAAAAGTGTTAAACCTTTTATCAAAAGGTGATAATGTTGCTTGGACTACAATTCAAAATAAATTTGAATTAGAGTCACCAAGATCAATGATTGACACTTTAAGAGCCGAAGGTTACATGATCTACGGTAACAGAGTAAGTGGTAAGAAATACTACAGAATGGGTATGCCTACAAGAGCTATCGTTGCTGCTGGTATCAAAGCGTTATATGGAACACCGTTCAAATATAACAACCACAAAGTATCTGTTAAGAAATCAGACTTAATTGCACTTGATGCGTAATTAAGAGCCAAGATGGGGCGCTTCGGCGCCCTTCTTACTTTATGGATATATCACACGGATTATTATTAGGTTTTTTAGGTTGTACAGTAACCTTTGTAGGTTTCTTTATAACCTTTCTAGTTATAGATTATAATAGGAAAAAAGAATTAAAAAAATTAAAAGAAATTGAAGGTAGAAAAAAAGGGCCAATGAGTCATTATTATGGTGACGACACAGTATGAAAAGTAAAAAAGATAGAACTATTATCACAGTAGGTGAAAATAAACAAAAGATGACTCGTAAAGTAGATACATACGAATACGAGTCGCTAGCAGAATGTATTAAAACAGATCAAGTACCAGCATCTGAAATAGTAGAAATATTTACTGACAAAAAATTTTATAAGTATTACAAAAAAAATTATTTAAACAAGTGATAGATAAATTAATAATTGAACAAATTGAACAACAAACCTTAGACAAAGAGGTTGCTGTTTTACTTTCTGGTGGCGTGGATAGTCTATCGGTTGCATTCGCAGCACATAGAATGGGTAAAAAGATTACAGCATATACGTTTCATCTACAAGATAACCCTACATATGACGCTACAAAGGCCGCTGAAGTGGCAAAACTAATGGGTTGGGGTATTCATGTTATAGAAGTACCTACACACAATTTAAAAAACGATTTTCAAAGATTAGTAAAAGAAGTAAGATGTAAAAAGAAAACACATTTTGAATGTTGTTTTCCATTTTTATATGTGTATCCAGAAATACAAGAGACTGCTGTATTATCTGGTTGGGCAGCAGATGGTTATTATGGTATATCTAAAAAGGCTATGTTACATTATGGTCCAGGTAAACCAAAAGAAAAGTTTGATGAATTTAGAGACAACTACTTTGATATAAACAATCAAGCTGGTTATCTATGGCACGAGTTGATTGCTAGAAACAATAAGAAACAACTCATCACACCATATCTATCAATGACTGTCAAGGACTTCTTTTACAATATGACATGGGAAGAATTAAATAAACCATTTCAAAAACATCACGTAGTCACAGCATTTCCAGAGTTTAAAAAATTTAAATTTAAAAAACATATCAATCTACAACTAGGTGCTGGTGTAGATAAATTATTTGAGACATTAATTGATGATAAGTTTATTAACTTTAAATTTAGAAAACGAGTAATGGATATATGTAGAGATTGGTCTAAAATGTCAGATGATATAGGAGTGTTACAGTAGTGCCAGGAATATACATAACAGAACCAATGAAAGAAATGAATGGCATAGTCAAAGTAGGAACTGTAACAGATAGAGATTCAGCTGATGCTAGATTACAGAGTTTATGGGATAAACATTATTATCCTTCAAGTATTAAAGATGTTAGAAAACAAAAAGTAATTGCAATAAAAAAAGATCACCCGTCATATAAAATTTTAAATAAAAAATGTAGAGCTTTTGAAGAAATGATTAAAAACCTTTTTAGAGATAAGAAGGTTAAAGTAATGAATGATGCTCATTTAAGAATTGTAAACCAAGACAATGAGACTGTGGGTCACTATGAGAGAACAATTTTAAACAATGGTGGTTCTGATTTCTTATTATTAGATGAAAAAGAACTTAAACAGTTAGATATATTATTTGACAACACAGCAGGGGAGTTAGAAAAATACTTATGATACTAATAGATTTAAACCAAGTAATGATTTCAAACTTGATGGCACAAAGTAGAGGTAATTTATCTGAACTACCAAGTAAAGATGCTGTCAGACATAGTATCTTAAACACAATTAGAGCTTTCAATGTTAAATTTAAAGATGAATATGGTGAAATGATTTTGTGTGCAGATGCTGCTGATCCTTGGCGTAGAGATATATTTCCAAACTATAAACACCAAAGACGTAAAGGTAGAGTAGAAAGCCAGATTGATTGGGATGGTTTGTTTAAAATTATGAGTGAGATAAGAGAGGAATTTTCTACTAAACTACCATACAAATTATTACACGTAGATAAGACAGAGGCAGATGACATAATTGCTACACTTGTGGCTGAGCAAACAGAAGATTTGTATTTAATTATTTCTGGTGATAAAGACTTCATACAATTACAACATTATGGTAATGTATATCAATTTAGTCCACTGTTAAAAAGTTTTATAGGTGAGAGTGCTGATCCAATTACATTTTTAAGAGAACAAATTATTAAAGGTGATAGATCAGATGGTGTTCCAAATATATTAAGTGATGATGATATATTTTTAAGAGACGAAAGACAAAAACCTATAAACAAAAAAAGATTAGCAGAGTGGGCTGATACAGATAATATACCTCTTGGCAGTGAAACAAGAAAATATTTTGAGAGAAATAAGAGATTAATAGATTTATCTATGATACCAAAAGAGATTTCTGAAAGTATTATAAATAAGTACAAGAACTATAAAGGTAATGATAGGTCGCTACTATTACAATACTTTATAGATAATAAACTAAAAGCATTGATTGAAAATATAAATGACTTTTGAAAACATATATATGGAGAAATAAAAAATGGCTGAAAGAAATCCTAACTTAATACCACCAAAAGCAATGGAAGCTATGGCTGCTACTGCTGGAGCTGGTAAAGAGTTGTTTAGTGAAATCTTTACCAAAATCAATAACGCAAAAGACAAACCTAAAAAGGTAGAAGTATTAAGACAATACGATACACCTGGCATGAGAATGGTTTTAAAAGGTGCGTTTGATCCAAAGATAGAATGGGACTTACCTCCTGGAGTACCTCCTTACATCGCTAACGAGGCACCAGCTGGAACAGAACATACTTATTTGGATATTGAGGCAAAGAGACTATATAACTTTGCTAAAGGTGGTAACGCTGAACTAAACAAAATAAGAAAAGAAACTTTGTTTATACAAATGTTAGAAGGATTACACGCTGATGAAGCGAAAGTCCTAATAGACATGAAAAACAAAACACTTAATAAGACATATAAAGGTCTTACAAGTGAAATGGTAAAAGAAGCATTTGGCTGGAACGCCGACTTTGTAAAACCATAGAAAATACACGAATCAAAGGGTGCGACATATTTTGTTCACCCTTTGTTCTTCCCAAAAAACAACGATTTTATTACCAAATTATCTATTGACAAACACCTGATTTTGGTGTATTATATAAATATGAAAGAGAGGATTATATAATGAAAAAATTGATTATATTATTAGCGATAATG